ATTTGAGCGGTATGTTGGCTTCAATACCCATTAATGGTTTGCCAAATACCCTAAATCTTTCGCCGAAAAACTCTACAATCTGATTTTCCCAGATATGATCATCGCCTTTTGGAATCGCAAGATTATAGACTGCTTTTTTTCCGTAAAGGTTAATTGAGTCAGTAATATCATCACTTGTAGCCGGCTGAATCAGTACATTTTCAACGTTAATAGAGGTTTCTTGCATTATGGGATTTCCGAAAGGGTCGTTTTGCCCACTATCAACCAGATTAATCAGTTTTACTGTAATTCCTTTAATCATAGCATTTCAATAACTCCTATTCTTTGTTTTCTCAACCCTAATCTTGCAAGTTCACTCTTTTTGATAAACAGGCCACCGCCTGGAACTAAATATGTTCCACTATACGAATAGCCCATTGCAGACTGACTGCTTTGTATCATTGGCTCTGCATTTGTTGATGTCATCAGAGTTCTTGCAACAACATCGACAACCACTGATTTGACTACTGAAGGTAGTATTTTGCCATCCGTAATCATCTGATCTAAATCTTTTCCTACGTTTTTAGCTTCCTGTCTTAAAGAATCAGAAATGACAGGCAGCAGTGCCTCAGCCCTTTCCATTTCTTCATTTGACATAACACGCCATAAACTTTCAATATCTTCAATTGTTGCAAATTCACTCATAATATCACCTCATCAGATTATAAAGTTCACTCTTGTTGGCTCTTGGATTATATTCAACACCCATTGAGTCCAACTCAGCCATAATTTCCTTTTTTGTCATTTCATCAATGGTTTTAACTGGATTTTCTACAATTTCAATAACTGGTTCAACAGCCTTTTTTTCTTCAATTACAGGAACCCAGTTTTCGCCACCAATAACACTGGAGCTGTCAATAACAGCCCCAGTCTTGATATTTCTGTACTTCATTATACTTTGACTACAGCAACAGTCTTCGCAGCTGGCATATCGTAACCACCGATATCAGCAATCTGTAATGAAATATTACCGCTCTGTGTTGGTGTAATTGCCAGACTCCAGTTCTTTTTAGAACCGGTCAATGCGCCTTTTGTTGCTTTTCCAGTACCATCAGTCAATGTAATATGTTCAGCTTTCAAACCATAAACATCAACGTTAAATGCTAAATCAATTTTAGTTGATGAAGTTGAGCCAGCTGTTCCATCTGGTGTAGCTGTAAATGTTACTGTTTCAGGGTCAACAATTCTTGCAAATACTTCGCCATCCAGAATGCCCCAGCCAATAAACATTTCGGCTCTTAAATAAGCCTGATTATACTGCTTCAGGTCCTTACCAGTTCCGTCTGGGTCACCATACTCAATGACTTCAAATCTGATGTCATCAGCATAGCCCCATTTGACATAGTCGGCAAAGTCACCAGCAATTGCTTTGTTTTTTCCAGTGTCAGAAACAGTTCTGTTGATGTCAACTGGCAAACCGTTTACTTTTTCTGGATTCGCACCCCAAGCCAGCTCTGGGAACTGCTTGACTCCATTTACCTTTAACTCAGCCAATGCTGAACTGAAAGCTGGAGCCATTGCCAAACCGGTGACTGCTCCATCTGAAGCCTGTACCAGCTTAACTGCACTTTCCATATTTGTATCTGGATCACTTGAAGTGTAGGTTACCAGATTCTTAACTTTGTCTTTAAAGTTGTTTTCACCAATAACAGCTGAAGTTGTCATTGTTCTTGGATTTACACCATGAAAAGCCATTAAGTCTAAACCACGAGCCGCTTTCTTTGCAAAGCCATCATTGAACGCCTTCAGAATGTCGATTTTCTTTTCGTCAGCTGCGTATAAAAACTCATCAGATACTCTTGCGCCATATTCAATTTTCAACGGAACAATCGTAACTGGAGTAATACTTACACCACCATGACTTTTTGCGCCACCTTCAGCAACAAGGTCAACTTCTGAATCCATTGTAAATGTGAATTCTTTCTGACCACTGAATGAAACTGGTTCACTTGCTGCTAATTTAGCTAATGAACTCTTTCCTC